AAGGATCCTATTTCACATATCATTGATAGACCTGATATGTACGTAGGTTCTACCCGTTCAAGAAAAACAGAAGAATATGTGGTAGTTGATGAAAATTTTCATATTGAAAAAAGAACCATAGATGTTTCACCAGCTATTCTTAGAATATTTATCGAACCTCTTTCTAACATTGTCGATAATGTTGCAAGAAGTATTAAGAATAAAAATAAAGTATCAAAAATATGTATTAGTATAGATGAAACTACTGGCGAAACAACTTTCTGGAATGATGGAGATGTTATTTCTGTTGAAATGCATCCAGAAGAAAAATGTTATAATCATAGTATGATTTTCGGACAACTTCTTACAAGTAGTAATTATGACGACGAAGAAGACCGAGAAAATATTTCAGGAAGAAACGGTCTAGGTATTAAAGTAGCAAATGTATTTTCTAAAAAGTTTTATGTGGAAGGTGCCGATCCAGATAATAAAAAACTTTTAAAACAAACTTGGGAAAATAATATGAGAAAAGTATCAGAACCAACAATAACAACTTTGAAAACTAAAAAAGGTTATACAAAAATTGTTTTTACTCCTGATTTTTCTCAGTTTGGTTTATCGGGATATACAGATGATATTTTAAGTTTATACAAAAGGTTTGTAGTCGACACGGCGATGTTAACTAAAGTTCCAACGTTTTATAACGATGTAGAAATTCCAGTAAAAAATCTTCTTGATTACTCTAAATTATATAATACAAAAGAAGTTGAAAGTTTGCATATAAAATGTAGTGAAAGCGAAGCGGTTATTATGACTGATGAAAATAATGGAACCATATCTTTCGCAAATGGTATTTACACACCTTTAGGTGGAACTCACGTTGATGCTTGGAGTGAATCTATATTTAGACCTTTACTTGATAAGATTAATAAAACTGGTAAACCGCAACTTAATATGTCAGACATTAAAAAATTCTTTAAATTATTTATAGTAGCAACCGTTAAAAAACCAGAATTCGACAGTCAAAGTAAAACAAAATTAGAAGCTCCTCAAGTTAATGTTCAAGTAAAAAAGTCTCATATTAATACTATATCTTCCTGGTCTATTATGGAACGTTTAGAAGATATGATAAGAGCAAAAGAGATGGTTGTGCTAAAAAAATCTGAAAGAAAAAAGAGAGGTCATGAAAAAATAGAAGGTTTGGATCCTGCCAATAACGAAGGTGGTAGTAAAAGTAAAGAATGTACACTTATTTTAGTAGAAGGATTATCAGCTAAAACATATGCTGTATGGGGTATTCAAAAAGGTGCTTATGGAAAATCAGGAAGAGATTGGTATGGAATATATGCACTACGAGGTAAGGTGTTAAACACAAGAAACGCAACTCCAACATCGGTTTCTAAAAATAATGTTGTTACAGATATTATAAAATCGTTAGGATTGAGATACGGTGATGATTATACAAAAGATGAAAATTTTGAAAAGTTAAGATATGGTAAACTTATGGTTATAACAGATGCAGATAGTGTAGTTGGTGATACTCCTGTTATATTAAAAAATAACAAAGGTTGTATTGAAATTAAAACTATTGATACTATATGTGAAAATTGGAATATTTCACAAACAGGTAAAGAATATTCCAATACAGACTTTGATGTATGGACAGAAAGAGGATGGTCTAAAATAAAATCTGTTATGAGACATAGAGTAAATAAACATATATACAGAGTTACTAGTTATTCAGGTATTGTAGATGTAACAGAAGATCATAGTTTATTAGATGTTGAAGGTAAAAAAATAAGTCCAAAAGATATGGATGTCGGGTGTGAATTACTTCATCATCCTGTACATAGAATAGAACATATTAATTATAATTTACAAACTCAACTTGATATATATTATGTGGGTCGTTTTTGGTATATTATGTCATACCAATCTATATTAAGTATATTAAAAGATAAACAAGATGACGAAGGTAATATATCTTTTTTTAAAAATAAATTTTTTGATAGTAATAATCGTAAAATAATTCCAATTGAAATTTTAAATTGTACAAGAGAGTTTCAAAGTGAATTTGTCAAAGGTGTTCTTTCTGTCGGAACAAAGTTGAACGATTATGAATATAAATTAATATTCAATGATAAAATTACAACTCAATGTATATATTTTTTATTACATTATTTAGGATATAAAACATTTTTTGAAACAGACAAAGATGATAATATATGTTTATATGTTTCGCAAAACAGTTATGTAGATGAAAATTTAAAGAATGTAGTTAAAGAAATTATCAACCTAGGTTCAACTGAACAATATGTTTACGATTTAGAAACTGAAAATCATCATTTTCAAGCTGGAATAGGAGATATTATAGTTCATAATACAGACGGACTTCATATTTCAGGACTTATTCAAAACCTTTTTCACTCTCTATTTCCAAGTTTATTAAAACGCCAAGAACCCTTTTTAGTTGCAATGCAAACGCCTATAGTTAGAGTATATCTTGGAAAATCAGATAAACTTTTTTACGACGAAAGAGAATATAAAAAATATGTTATTAAAAATGGTGATAAAAAAATAAATAAAAAATATTATAAAGGATTAGGTGCTTCAAACGAACAAGATGTAAAAGAAACATTTGGACAAAAGATAATTGAATTTTATGAAGATGAAAAAACATTTGATAATATGAATAAAGCATTTCATAATAAATATTCAGATCAAAGAAAAGATTGGCTTGAAAAATATGACTCTAATAATGTAGTTTTAAAATGGAAAGAAAATATTTCAGAAAAAATCAAAATATCTTATTCTGACTATGTTAATACTGAATTGATAAAATTTTCTTTAGACGATTGTAAACGTAGTATTCCAAATCTTATAGATGGTATGAAAGAAAGTCATCGTAAAGTTCTTTTCGTATGTTTTAAAAGAAATTTGAAATATTCTGGTAAAACATTAAAAGTCGCGCAATTAGCGGGCTCTGTAGCAGAAAAATCTGGTTATCATCACGGTGAACAAAATCTTTACAAAACTATAACAGGTATGGCAAACGAATTTGTAGGAAGTAATAATATCCCTCTTCTTTATAGAGATGGACAATTTGGTTCTAGAATCGTAGGAGGTGACGATGCAGCAAACGCTCGTTATATTTATACAAAATTGGATTATTTGACGAGAATGATATATAAAGAAGAAGATGATGTTCTTTTAGAATATCTTGAAGATGATGGTGAAAGTGTTGAACCAAAATATTACGTTCCTATTATACCTATGGCACTTGTAAACGGCTGTACTTGTGGAATAGGAACAGGTTGGTCTAGTTATATACCCTGTTATAATCCTTTAGACTTGGTAGAATCTATAAAAACCTGGTTACAATACGATGGAAATGTGATAAAAAATGAAGAAAAATTAACAATATCATTACTTCCAGAAATTAAACCTTGGTATAGAGGATATACTGGTAATATTGAAAAAGTAGATGAAACCAAATATGTATCTTGGGGAAAAGTTGAAAAAGATATAAAAAATAAATATGTTGTAAATGAACTTCCAGTTGGTATGTGGACAGATGATTTCAAAGATAAATTAGAAGATATGAAAGTAGAAAAACAAATAAGTAATTATAAAAATTATTCAACACCTAAAGTAGTTAATTTTTCTATAACAGAAAATGAAGATGGTGTTAAATGTGATGAAAAAGGTTTGAAATTATTTAAATTTTTAAGAACTACTAATATGGTATTATTTACAGAAACTTCAAAATTGAGAAAGTTTAATAACACAGATGAAATTATTGATGAATTTTGTAAAATAAGATACGGGTTCTACACTAAAAGAAAAAATTATATATTAAATCATCTTGAATATAATATTAAATTTTTAGGTAATAAAAAGAGATTTTTACAAGAAGTAAGAGATGGAGAAATTAAACTATTTGAAGTTAAAAATGAAAAAAGAGAAAGTAGAAACAGTAAAGATATTGTAAAAGATTTAGAAAACAGAGGATATGACAAAAATAACGAACAAAATATAGAAGATGACAATGAAAATAATATTTCTGGATATGAATATCTTTTAAGATTACAAATAGGTAGTATAACAGCTGAAAAAATTAATAAATTACAAAATGATATAGACAGTAATATAAAAGAAAGAGATTTGTTAAAATCAAAATCTGAAAAAGATTTATGGTTAGAAGATTTAGACAATTTTTCAGTTGAGTATAAAAAATGGTTAAACATTATAGAAAAGGATAATAATAATTCACGTAAAAAATAATATTTTATAGATATAAAAAATGTCTCAAGAAAATAAAGAAGAATTTTGCGGTGCTTGTGTTGCAGGTGTAGCTGCTCTTGCAGGTGTAGGATCGGCAGCCACGAGTACAAATAATAAAAAAAATAAGAAAGATAAAAAAATTATATTTTATATAAGTATAAGTATAACGATTATTTCTATAATATTTTTAATATATTTATTATGTTTTAAAAAATGTAATGAATGTGCGTAAAAAATATATATTCTAAAATAAAACATGTCTTTTAGAATATCTAAAAATGGTAATGATTTTATATACAATGCTGTTAATTTACAAGGTATACCTTTGGATAAAAATGTTTCAAATCCAGAAATTAATCAGATACTGAAGTATAATGGTACAGGTTGGGTAAATGCAACAGGTTTTTCAGCAACAGGAATACATTATTCAGATTATGTATATTGGAATACGGCAACAAATTCTTGGACCGCAGAAAGTGATAATAGAATACATATAGGTTCTCGTGCAGGACGACAAAATCAAGCAAATTTAACTGTTGCTGTTGGAAGTGATGCTGGTTTAATCAACCAAGGAGGTTCAACTGTTGCTGTTGGAAGTTCAGCTGGTTCAATCAACCAAGGAGGTTCAACTGTTGCTGTTGGAAGATCAGCTGGTTCAATCAACCAAGGAGGTTCAACTGTTGCTGTTGGAAGTAATGCTGGTTCAATCAACCAAGGAGGTTCAACTGTTGCTGTTGGAAGTAATGCTGGTTCATTCGTCCAAGGAGATTCAAGTGTTGCTGTTGGGTTTAACGCGGGGGACCAATTTCAAGGAGGTTATAGTATTGCTATTGGATATAAAGCAGGAGAAACAAATCAACATCCAAATAGTATCATTTTAAATGCTAATACGGGACCATTGAATTCATCGTCGGGATCTGCTTTTTATGTTAATCCAATAAGAAACGACAATGCAACAGGATACAATCTTTGTTACGAACCTACAACTAGTGAGATTGTTTATAATACATCAAAAACTTTTGTAATTCAACATCCTGAATACGAAAGTAAATATTTAGTTCATGCTTGTTTAGAAGGACCTGAAGCTGGTGTTTATTATAGAGGTGAAGGGTGTACTATAACAAAGAATAATATTCATTATACAACAATTACACTTCCTTCATATGTATCTAAATTAGCAACTGAATTAAACGTTATAACAACACCTGTTTTAACAAATATAGAAAATGAAATACCAATTTTGGCAACAACTTCTATATATATGAATACGTTTAAAGTAGTTTCAAATAAACCAACTAAATTTAATTGGTTAGTAATGGGTAAACGAAAGTCCATACAAGTAGAAGTTGAAAAATCAGAAGTTGTATTAAAAGGCGACGGACCTTATAAATATATCTAATTATTACTTTTAAATAATCTATTATATTCAGTATCCACGTTTGGTAAAGAAATATCTTCAACCAAGTATCTCATAAAATTTTGTTCGTTTGACTCTTTATCAACTGGTAATCCTGCTTGTTTTCTAGCGTCGATATATTTTTGATAATAGGTTTGTTTTAATTCTGGGTGTTTAGCTTCTAATTCTTCAATTTCATGTCGTGCTTTTGCAATTAAACCGCACATTTGTTGCATCTTTCGTTCAGTTTCAACATAAGTCCAAACAAGTTGTGCTTTCTTAACTCTTAGAGTTGTATAATAATCATCCTTGTTTTCTTCTTCTTTTTTCACATCTTCTAACAATTCTTTTTCACGTTGTTTAATTTCTTCCATTTCTTTTTGTTCTTTTTCACGTTTCTTTTTCACATCTTCACTATATGCTTGTGATACCTCTTTTTTCAAATCAACTTTTGAAATTTCTTTTGAAAAATCAGAACTTGTTGTTACAGGAAATGGTCTTCCAACGTAAGTATGATAAATTTGATGATAAGAATCTATGTTTCTAACCAAAAATTCAGCTCTTTCATTTGCTTCGTTTTCTGAAGCAAAATTTCCTCTTAATTTTGCAAAACCGTAAATTCCTTGTGAATTTGGTGTTGCACCTTTCGCGGGAACAAAAGAAAATAATCCAATTTTTTGAAGGTCAATTGAAGGATCTGTGTAACGACGTTCGACTTCTGGAAAACAATTTTTATTTAATTGTTTCATAGCAAATTCTGTTTGTTCATTGCTAAGAACTGGTGCGTTTTGTTCTAATTGAAAACGATTATTTTTATCTCTATCTTGAGGAGTTGTAAGTGTACTTTCACGAGTAGTTGACATTTTTATATATATATTTATGTTTTTAATTTAAATTTTAAAAATGTTTTTATATATTAAAATGGGTATTTTAATTCAAGATCAATTTCATACAAATTTTGGCGTCCAATTACAAGGCGTTTATTGTAGTATTAGAGGTAGCTATAGCATGCGTAAAAATGGTAATAATTATATGGTATATTCAAATGCGTCTATATGGGCAGATAAAAATTCATATACTGCCGGAAAAGAATCTTTAAGTCGTGGTATTATAGTTGAAAAAAGTTTTAATCTAGAACAATTAAACAATGTTGATGATATGTTTTCTGTGTTATATCAAGAATTAAAACAAAAATTAGGTTATCAAAATTACGTTGATGATATGTAATTTAATTATTATTTTAAACATTTTATTATATAGATTTATATAATAAAATGTCTTAGAATATCTAAAAACGGTAATGAATTTATTTATAATGCAGTATATTTACAAGGTATACCTATAAATGAAGATTCTCCTCAAATAAATCAAATATTACAATATAATGGTACAGAATGGATTCCATCAAATAATTCTGGTACTGGAGGATTAGGCGTTACAGGACCTACAGGACCTACAGGATTATTAGGACCTACAGGACCAGCGGGAACGTCATCTGGAACAACAGGACCTACAGGACCTACAGGATTATTAGGACCTACAGGACCACCAGGAACAGCATCAATAACTGGTGCAACAGGTCCTACTGGTGCAACAGGTCCTTCTGGAACTGTGTTTTCTTCAGGAACAAATTATGGTAATTATATATATTGGAATGATTATACTAATAATTGGGAAATAGGAAATGAAACAATTAATTTAGGTTTAGATGCTGGAAAAACAGGGCAGCAATATAGTTGTATAGCAATCGGAACGCAATCAGGATATTTTAATCAACAAGAGAATTCTATTGCAATGGGTTATCAAGCAGGACAATCGGAACAAGGTCAAAATAGTATTGCTTTAGGTTATCAAGCAGGACAGACAGGTCAAGGTCAAAATAGTATTGCTTTAGGTTATCAAGCAGGACAGACAGGTCAAGGTCAAAATAGTATTGCTTTAGGTTATCAAGCAGGAAATATTTTTCAATCAGAAGAAGCAATTGCAATAGGTTATAACGCAGGATTTGTTAATCAAAAAAACAGATGTGTAAGTTTAGGTTCAAATGCTGGATATTATAACCAAGGGACTGGAAGTATTGCTATTGGTTACGAAACAGGATATTCAGGACAAAATCAGTATAGTGTATCATTGGGATATATAGCAGGAAAATTCGGACAAGGAACTGGAAGTATTGCTATTGGTTATAATTGCGGTTTTGATAAACAAGGACAAAATAGTATCGCGATTGGTTACGAAACAGGATATTCAGGACAAGG